CGCATTGTGGTCTGGGAGAACTTTGTGTGGGGCAAAGACTGTTGTGCTGGCAGCTGTTGCTCCGCCTACAACAACGTCCAAACCTATTTTCGAGGGGAGTACATAATATAGCTTTCCTGATGACATATACGATACTTTTTAGCAGCCGCAAGCGCAGACCTCTGTGCACAATTCTTTTGCTTTCAAAACCTTATCTGCAGCCATCTCTGGGTTGTTCAGAACCTGAGCTTCATGCTTTGCGGACTGGAGCAGCAGATATATAGTCTCTGCTCTCTTAAGATCTTCGTTACACTTGTTGCATTGGCATGTGCAATTGATTGCATCATGAACCAACTTTGCTATACAACAATCAATTTCTGCGGTACCTACTTGGGAGCTTTGCTTAACAACCCTACCCTTTGAATCTTTGATTATTGTTGTAGTAACCCCGGAACCACGAAACGCTACAGTCTTCTGCAACTTACCTGCTATGGAGTTGGCTTGGAAAGTTTTTGATTCACCTGTAACTAGGTTATTGAGTTGAATCGTGTATCTACCACGTGCCTTAAGGGCAGATGCTTTTACTCTGACTTTTGAATCTCCGTGTACGTTTCTTGATGCCATGATTAGAAGTATTAAGGGGGGAGCCCAATTGCTCCCCCATTAATTTATAGGTTAGTTATTACCAGTTAAACTCGTTAGCTGCTGTAGCATCAATGAGTCCAAATGTTGCCTCCACTGCAAGCTGAGTAGCGTCAGAAGCATAAGTAGCTTTAGGCACGTACAAAGTAGCAGTGCTGGTATTGCCTTGACTGTTAAATCCGGGCATTGTACCATTAGAGTTCACGTACTCGAGAGTAAGTCTGTTGTAAAGAACTGTTGCAGAAGACAATCCACCAGCAGTTGCTGATGCACTAGTCACCCCACCTGTTGGGAGGTACATTCTGTTGAAGTGTCCCTGTGAGTACTGTGCCTTCTTCTCAGCAGAAAGAGCTTCTGCAAAAGAACCAACACCGATAGTCATATCCGCCACATCAGTAACAGCACCTGCCTTGTCACCATTCTTAAGAATTGTAGCATCGATGATCATACCAAAGAAGTTAGCCTCCAATTGAACTCCATTACCAGCATCTGAAGCAGTGACAAGTTGTGAAACGTCACCATCAGCAGCGATTGCTGCAACAAGAACAGCAGCCTGATCAGCCTCAGTGTCACTAGTAGCAATTGCACTTACTTTATAAATACGCTTAGGATTGTCAAAAGCAGCAGACAAAGAAGGAGTAACAGAAGTTACAGAACCGCTTGGGTTGATCTGAGCTTCGTAGAATGCAGCATCATGTGGGAAACGAACGTTCAATACGAGCGTTATCTCATCACCTGCCACAATTGGGTCAAAGCCAGCATCAGTGGCAATATCCAACTTGTGCTTAACCGGTGCAATATTAACATCCCACTTCAATCTCTTGAGTTGTCCAGTGTGAATGATAGGTGAAGCAACTGGGTTACCACTAGGCATAGCCTGAACAATCTGGAACGCTCTGTTCAAGAAAGCAGGGCTAGTAGGCACTGAGTTAATTGGAACATCACCCGCAGTATCAATTGCAATAGCTTCATCGTCCTGAACTTGATTAGCATCAAGACCCTGAACAAAGTCAGCATAACCTTTAGTTGCTTCTGCTACACCAATAAGGCTTTGAGCTTGAATTAGAGACAATGCGGCAGTGGTACCGTCAAGATACCTTTGACCGTATGGGTCCCAGATACCTACCATGCAAGCATCGTGGCCATCAGCGGCCCCTGTTGTATGCACCAAAGAACTCCAAAGAGCGTGATCGGCGTTGGCCTGGATTCCGGCCATATGATTCGAAATAAAAACTTGATTCATAATTGTTTGATTGAATCGTTAAACATTATTCACTCTCCAGGACTTCCCCAGATTGTGACTGATACCTTGGTGACTCAATTGTCTCCAAGATGCTTTTAACTGCCATCTCTATGACTTCGTCATGTGTGTGCTCTGGCAGTTCGGAGCCAATGCCTCTTGAATAACTCATGAGGGCTGGTCTCCGTAAATACTTTATAAAGATATCCTGTGGGATAAAACTAGAACTTGTGTACAAATCTACGAAGTTTTCCTGTATCGTATACAAAGGTGCCGAGTTTTTTGTTGTATTAAACGGATCATCTAGTATAGCGTACAAGTCATCGTGTTGAGAGTACTTACAAAGTGTTCTCTTTAGCTTCAGTGATGGGTTATCTTCTATGATCTCAGGGGTAACTTCTCTTATTACCTCATCTATCACGAATGGTCCTTGGTTGACGTTTATGTCAATTGTATCATCTGTAAGTGGATGCTTCCAACGTAGCACTGCGTATGCACCTACCGCACCAGGAATAGATACATCAGTCAGCTGAGTAAAAGCAGCTTCTCTCTTAAAGAATATCTCGTTGGCATCTGCTACAGGGGAGTCTGCTGTAATCGCAGGAGATGTCAAATCAGAAAACCCGTCGTTAGGTGACAGGCTTGGTGTTATCTCTTCTCCGTAAACTCCGTTGCGTATAGAGTCTATTGTAATTCCCCCGAGGTTAGACTTAACACTAGTTAAAACACCTGCAGAGTTGCTAACGCTGATGTCTACCAGAATGTACCCCCGTATAGGTTGGTTGATTGGTACTCTCAAGTAGTAGTACTCTTTTCTAAATGTTTCAAAGGGTACATTTCTATCGATATTGCATTCGTAGAACACCTTGGCTCTAACGTTAATCAGGTGCATGTAATCTGTGGGGAACTTTGCCCTGTAGGCAAATACGTCTCCCGAGCCCTTAGATGTATACACAGCGCCCATGTAACTGGGCAGGTTTTGGTAGTAATCTTCTACGAGATTACGCAGATCATCCAATCGTTTCTGTGATTGCTCAAAACCACGGCGCTTTGGATTGCTCAACGCAGAGTATCTCTGCTTGATAAACCTTCTTTGCGCCATGTTCAACTCATGGTCGATCTCTTCAGGTAAGAGATTGTCAACCTGGAAAGACCCAAGCTTTTGGACCCCCAGGTTGACCGCTATATGCATCTCTTGTATTGTCACTTTACTTCCTTAAGTTTTGCTCTAAGTGCATTTATCGCACCGGAGTTTTTCTTGTTCTTAAAATATACGATAGTATCAGCTATGTTCTCACCCAATGTTTCATCACCATGGATGTGCTGGTTTCCTATCTTACGTATGATATCTTTTTGTACCATTTCTGCAATCTCATCTCTGAGATCCAAATCCTTATCCAGGGCTGCTTTCAAGAATTTCTCTGGAGAGCTTGTCTTCAACTCGTACAAGTTGTTTTCAATCTCCAAGTTAGACAGCTTGTCTGGGTCAGTATTGCTAATTACCCGCAGCAATCTCTTCATTCTTGCTACATCCGATGATGCTTTGATAAATTCTTTGTCAGCGTCCTTAGAAACCTGAACCCTTTTGTTCTTCTTAAGAAGATCCTTTTGAGGATCATATATGTAGAATCTCTTTCCGGAGACCGACTCCATCTCAGACTTGCTCTCAGCAACTTGCCGATGTTTCATACACCACTTGTATGTGATGTAATCTTCTGGGTTGACGGCCTTACCATCTTCAGTAGTAGTGATGTCAAGCTCCTTTCCTTCGAATGGGACTTTAACTCGCAAACTGGCCCAGTAATCTTTTTCCCTAGCGGGGAAGTCTGGATGATCATACGGTAGACCCAAGATACGTGGTAGGTATTCTTTGGCCTCTTCTCCTTCCACTCCTTTGAGTGGTTGACGTCCTACAAATATAGAACCAATTGTGACGCGAGCTCCTACTCGGACCTCCTTTGGAAGGAAACTATTAATCTCCTTTCGTCTGACGTAAATTTTTCTCATGTTCTTTTAAGTTTAGAAAGAATAACTAAGCTGTTCTTTTATAGTCAAAGAATAACTTAATGTTTGGTTTAGTAGTATAATGGTTGCAAACGGGGGGAAAGTTTACCAATCCCCCCTATGCAAACCAAACACAAATTACGATGCAGTGCAAGTCAAATCAAGCGAAGTATCGAATCTGCGGAGCAGGATACCAGCTGTCTTCAACATGTGCACAGAAGCACCGTCTATATCACTAGCGCGGGTGTCAGACCCTGTGAAGCCCTTAGGCACAACAGAACCTGCAACAGCCCAACGCAACATCTCACGACCCTTCTTATTGATCATCTGGAGGTTGTTCTCTCCGTCATAGGTAGACTGATCAACGAAGGTCATTCTGTACGACTCGAGAGGCAATCCAGTGTCAGGGTGCTTACGAGAAGCCTGAGCAACAGGACCATGGTCAAACAATGGAACCTTAACTACATTCACTGTATGACCATCAATGTGATCGTACGAGTTGAAGTAACCAGTGATTCCAAGGCTACGTCCACTACCTGTGATGAACTTAGACTCTGCCGTGTTCAAGTAGTTTCTAGTTGACCCTGCGCTTGTAGACGACGTACCTGAGCTGTAGTAGTTACGCAAAGCCTTGTCGAACTCACGTGCACCACCAATACCTGTGAACAATGTCACCTGCTTATCAGTAGCGTCAGTCATACCGTAGAACAAGTCACCAATGACGTCCTCAATCTTAGACTGAGTCAACGTAGAGTAAGTGTCCTTGTTGATGATCTGCTCGAACAAGCCAGGACCAGAAACAACTGGCTGACCGTTCTCGTCCACCATGTTGGTTCTACCGGTAGAGTCATGAGTCTTCTGGCCATACCAGTAGTACATCTCACACTCTTCCTTAAACTTCAACATATGGCGATACTCTTCGTAGTCCATCCACAACTTGGTAGAAGAACCTTCCTTCAAGGGGAGCTCAAACTGAGCAACGTAGTCCTTAGCATTACCAGAGAACTGGTATGACTTACGGATAGTACCAATCTTAGATCTCACCAACCCGGGTGCGCTCCAGTTAGAAGCGTTTCCACGTGAGAAGTCAATACCTACGTTAGCATAGAGCTGACCCCACATTGAGCCTGGGGAAAGATCACCAGTAGTATCCGTAGCAGCCAAAGCAGCTTGATCTGGAGATACCAACTTCATTGTGTACTGGTATCCGCCAGACACTTGACGTGGCTCCTCCATGATACGTGCAAGAACACCGCTCTCAGAAACGAGTGTGTATGGGAATACAAACCAACGGTCTGGGAAAGTGATAGTGAACGTTGCACCACCTGCTCCTGTTCCTTTAGCAGTCTTGAACCGGGCGAACGTTTACCTCGTGAGTCTTCACTCGGTACTCGTATTCGAAACGATCGATAGATTTAGTGTTACCTACTCCCTCTGTCATAAAGGACAGTGGGAACTTCTTCTCTTCACGACCTGCGAGGTGCGTGATAATTGGAGAGAGCTCTTCGGGCTTCTCCATCAACGCATTGACCAACGAGTTCGTGTCAGTCATCTGCGAGTCATTGTAGTACGTCTTTAGTACATTAGTCAATGCCATGATTGTTTATTTTAAAAGTTAAATTGCTTGTTTAAAAAAGCGCGTTTATGTCCAGTTGATCTGGATCAAATGTTTTCTGTCTACGTTGAGCCTTACGCGCACTCTTCACTCGTTCTTCATTTGTCTGTATCCTAGATCTCAAGTTCTCTACACTCTTGGTACGAGCTTTCGTATCAATAATGTCTGAGAGATTGAATCCACTATACATCAAGTAGTCGATGGCGAGTTTAATGTCCATGTCCGCCTCAGAATAGTCTAAGTCTCTTTGAGTATTTCCTTGATCATCTACAGGTGCAGATATGTAATCAAAGAACTCTTGTTTATCGTTATCAGGTATGCGAATACCTGCAAATTCATTTCCTTCTTCTATGACTCCGGCAACTCCATCCCAGAACTCATCTTGTTCTGCTTCGGCTTTTTGCTGCTGTTCAAGCTGTGCTTGGTACATCTGCTCTTTCTCTTCAGCTTGTGCTGCTGCTAGATGTTGCTGAGCAGCTTGTGCTTTGCCGTAGAGCTTTCCAGATTCTTCGTAGTCGTTAAGTACGTCTACAATAAAATCCTCAGGATGTCCTGCTGACTTGAAGTACTCGCCGAGCATTGCTCTTTGCAGAGTAATGTCACCCTGAGACATTTCAATGTTGCCATAGTTTGCCTGCGGGTTGTGAGTAGCGTAGAACTGTTCTGGGTCACCTCCTGCAAGTACGTAGTCCAAGTGGCGTTGTACTTCGGGGAACTCTTCAAACAAACCTTGTAGTTGCTCTTCCGCTACTTCCTGAGACATGTCTCTTACGAAGTTTGTAAGTCCCTCTACAGTGTCGTCATACTCTGACTCCAGCTCCAATCCAAGAACTGTAGAGATTTGGTCTGCTATAGGTAGATCCTCTAGCTCAACTTCATCTTCTACTGTACTCTCTTCATCATCATTGTCATAGTCATAGTCATCGTCTACGTAATCCTCTTGATCTTCATCACCCTGTTCAGGGTTTGGGATATCTTCGTCTACAATTTCTACTTCTTCTGGTGTTACTTCCTCAACGTCTTGAGGAGCCGTTTCTATGCCGTCTCCCAACATATCGTCGAAAGAAATGGCGCTAAAATCTAATTTGTCGTTTGGTTGCATGTTGCAAATTTATTTAAAGTGTGTTGGTTTGAGTATGTATAATTATCTTTTATATCTCTTATTACTATATCGCACTCCCCCGCTTCTGAGTCCAGAATCTTGGGTAAGTCTACCAGGGTATGACTTCTTTATATCCTCTGCGTACATGCGTTTTGTACTCAAAGTGTTTCCTACATTTCCTCCTTGCACGTTGTAGTATTTTCTACCGTCCTTGTCTACCCCAGTGCTGGTTATAATGTCGGAGTGGGAACCGTACCCCTCAGCGTATTTACCTTTTCCTTTACCTGCTCTTTTAAACTGACGAAAATTCTGAGGACCGATAGGGTTTCCTTTTTTGTCACGTCTTCCTTGAAATAGAATATCTCCAGGAGCAAAGGAGTTATCCCCCGATGTAATTTTTTCAGCACGGTAATTTCCCTCTTGCTTAAATGCCCTGTTTATATACTGTGAGTGCGCTGCACTGCCCTTAAACTCGGGGTCAAAAGCTACTGCTAAATCACTCACTGCAGCGGCAGACCATGGATCATCGACGGAATTGCCCTTATACCCGACGTTTTTGAATAAAGTATCTTCGATATATCCCTCTACTCTTGGGTCATCCTCTTTCATCGTTTTTTGAGTAGCCGGGCTGGTAAATCTGTTTTGTTGATTGGCTGCTGCAAGGGCTAATCTATCCTCTCTACCTTCTAAATCTGCAGCTGGTTCTCCTTTCGGTCCTCCTTCTGCGTATTTAACTACTCCCCCATCTCTGTACCCTTTTGCGGGGGTCTCTATTACGTCACCTCTATGGGGTCCTGTGGGTATATTACTAATGCCGGGGGGAACGCTCTTGTGCGATTCTACTAGATGTCCCTGCTCATTATACTTCTCTATGTTGACGGGGACCTTCATCCCGTGAGTGTTGAATGGGGTATTAGGAGGCACGTCCTTGAAAACTGCTGAACGGTCCAAATCCCCGGCTTCGTGATAGGGCCTTAGCCCCTGTTTCTGTTCCTGTGAGCTTGACAGCTCTACAGGTTCTTGTTCTTTCTTTTGTTGATAGTGTTCCGCTATAAGGTCTTGCCCTTGCTCGTAGGCTTTAAACACGTCAAGTATAGAGCCCTCCATACCGGAGCCCCTAAACCTGTCTAGTAGTTGTCTACGTTCTGCGTTGTTCATGCTCCGTCTGGTCTCAGATCACCCTCTTTGTCTAGAGCTTGTTGCTTAAGATTCAGCTCTCTCTCCTTGAGTTCGAACTGCCTCTGCATCTTTTCCATCTCTATGTCAAGTCTGTCGTCCGCATCTGATGCCTCTGCTTTGATAAGAGCTACCTCTATCTCCAACTGTCTATCCTTCTCTTTGTCGATGGCATCCTGCTGGATCTTCATCTGTGCAGTTTTCTGCTGCTCTATCTGAGCCTGTTGCTGAGCTTGCTGTTGTTGCTGCTCCAGTTCTTTCTGAGCCTTTTCAGCTTTGGTAATCTTGTCCTTAATCCCTGCGTAGTTCTCTGTATCAAACAGATCCAAGACTGCCGATGCCGGCACGCCGTTCTGTATCATAGCCTGAGAAAGCCCTTTAGCCTGCTCAAGTTTATCTTGATCTCTACCGGAGTCGGATATGAATACCCCGTACTCGCTTTCCATATGCTCAAATGCATCTACCTCCAAGAACTGAGAGTTCATGTCGGGCATGACGTACATTGCTTTCTTGCCCGTCATCCACGCCTCTTTAGAATAATCCAGTAGGCCTT